AATGTTAATTATTTACAACATAAGAAAAATATATGTTATAAAGTATTGACATCATGCAATAACAGTATAATATTAGTATCAGTAGTAAACACTCTTAACACCTAACTAGGAGATTCAAATGTTAAACAAACTCTATGCCGTATCAGATCAAATCGTAGGCTTTGCAGTCTTTTTAGCTTTAGTGGCTTACGGCTTTGCGCTTTACTTTCAATAACCTAACGAGAGGATTTACCATGACAACAGCAACATCAAACGCAATCACAGCAGATCAAGTCCTAGATTCTAGGGACATCATAGATAGATGCCAGCAACTCATAGAGCAGTATTTACCAGCTTTTAACGAACAGCAAGAATTGGAGGGGGATTCTGAATTGCAGATTGAATCAGAAGATGCCATTCATTCTGAGCATTTCATGGAATGGATTAAACAAAGCCCCGAAGATGAGATTCAAGAAATGGGGGTTTTAATCTATCTTTGGAGAGAGTGCGAAAACTTCTCGGATTGGTCTTATGGTGAACAGCTTATCAGGGATGACTACTTCACAGACTACGCTAGAGAGATGCTCGAAGATTGCGGGACTATTCCTAAGGATATTCCTTGGTATGTTGCTATTGACTGGGAAAAAACAGCAGACAACATAAAAGATGACTATACCTATGTCGAGTTCATGGGGGAAACCTATTGGATAAGGAATTGCTAATCATGACTAAACAGACCAGATACAGCGCATATTGCTACTGGTGCGCTAAACAAGGCTTGACCGCCTTATCTTTCAACGCTTGGAATTCAACTGTAAAAAAGGGGGTTTTGTATGTATGAGATTCAAACACAATTTATTTATGGCTGGGAAAATTGCTGGGAATGTGACGGGAAACCAGAGTATTTCAACAGCTTTGAGGAAGCTCTTAGCGTTTTAGATGAGTTCCTAGAGGAGATGGATCAGGCTTATTTTAATGGTGAGATTGAGGATCAGTATGACCGCAACGATTACCGCATTGTCAAACTAGAGGAGATCCCAGCATGATTGATTCATTGTTTTATCAAATATTACAGCGTGAAATTGCCAATAGGAAAGGGGCTAAGAATGTATAAGGAAGATTCATTAGAGGATAAGATCATAGGCGCATTGGCTTGTTTTAGCCTCGTTATTCTCATAGCGGTTGCGTTCTTAATTTAGGGCTGTTATAGTTCCGCCTAGCGGACTGGAAAACGCAGCATTAAAGCCCCTTAATGGGTGTCTTGTTGGTTTAGGTAATGAATTGAGAGCCATTACCCAAATCTTTCCAGAACAGGATACCTTTTAAGGGGCTTTTTTATTGGGTTTTGTCCGCTATTAAACGGGGCTATAACCCAGCCCACCCGTATAGAGAACCGCTAAAGGGTATAAACGAATCTTAGACAACTAAGAGGGATAAACGATAGGTTCTAGGCTTAAAAACAGTCTAAGCCCCTAATAATGGTTAGGGGTGAGGTTCTATGTTTGTCAATTTATAAACAGAGGGGCTTAAAGTCTTACGCACCTGTGCGAAAGCCTTACGCTGTCAGCACCTCGGCTCTAATGTCCTTCGATCTCTTTAGAAAATGTTACGCATGATGGAGATATATGTTTGTTGTTGAATTCCCACAAATAACCCATTTTATTAGTCAAGTATTAAAATGTTATTGTGTTAAGAAAAATAATAAAGTAATATCGTCATATCCTAACAAACTAACAGAGAGGAAGATCATATATGCGCCTGTGCGTAGATTGCAAAAACCTAGCAACCGACACTTACGATTGTCTAGCCACCTATACCAGATCATTAGTAGATGGTAGCCCTACTTATTTGTCCGCAGTTGCAGCTCGTCAGATGACCCTAACTGGCTGTGGTGTAGATGCTAAATGGTTCACCCCGATTCAAGATAATGCCGATGATCTTGATGACCTTTCCACAATCCCATTCGGCAGACAACCTAACTAGGAGAAATCATGAAAAGAACAGTAAAGAGAGGCAGACCCGTAGGCTCAAAAAATAAGCCTAAAAATGTCATACACGCTATGACAAAAGAAGATTTTGAATATCACCGAAAAATCATAGAAGAACGGGACAAACTTTTGGACCAAAGAGATCAACTCGCAGATGAGCTTAAAAATGCCATTACAGAAGTAGAGTGGTATCGCAAGCAAGTCAATCACTTCTTAGCCCTTTTAAACATTGTTATCAGGGGGCAATGATGAAAGCATTTCCTAGTATGGAATCTATGTTGGACAAAGAAATGGGAATGGATTTGCGGGATTACTTTGCAGCTAAGGCTATGACAATGATTAGCTATCCATCAACATTGAATGAATACAACACAGAACATTTTAAAAAATATATGCAATTAGCTTGTGAATGTTGTTATCAAATTGCAGACAAAATGATGGAGGTTCGCAATGGCTAACGATCGTGCAGAGTTCGCACCCGCTATACGAAACGGTGCATGGTGGTCAGGAGATAGCCGAAAAGCAGCTAATGGCAAAGCAGTTGATGTCATCCTAACCAAACAAGGCAAATTGCCAATAGAGGACATAGGACACCTAGAGCCAGTCCGTATGGGTCATGTCATGCAACCTGTGATCGGCAACCTATTTCAAGACAAGCATGGCATTGAATTGAAAGAGGCTGATTATGCTTTATCACATCCCACTAATGACTGGTTTCGTTCTCATTTTGATTTCATTTCTACTGATGGTCGCACACTTGTTGAGGCTAAAAACTACAACGCAGGAGTTCGCAATAAGTTCGATTCAGATGCTAATGTCGTTCCACCTGCTGATTATGCCCAGCTTGTCCATGAAGCTGCTTGCCATGGAATTAACGATATTTACCTTGCTGTCCTGTTTGGTGGTCAGGAATTTGTTACTTTCCATTTCGAGATAAGTCAGGGAGAAATAGATGATCTCATCAAGAAAATGGCAGTCTTTTGGGGTCATGTTAAGGCTCAAACCATTCCAGAGCCGTCAACTGTTGAACAAACAAAGATTGTATTTCCTGTCGGTGGGGCGGGGAGTGTTACAGCGACCAATCAACTGGAAATGGCAGTCACGCAACTTAGGGACATCAAGCAACAAATCAAAAACCTTGAAGGTGGTGCAGAAGCACTTGAGGTTCTTATACGAAACTCCATGGGCGAGAAAGATACGCTATCCAGCATTGATGGCACGATTTTAGCCACATGGAAGAACAGCAAGCCATCTAAACGCTTTTCATCTACTTTATTTCAACAAGCTATGCCTGACATCTATGAGCAGTTTGTCATAGAACAGCCAGGGGCACGGAGGTTCTTAATCAAATGAATAACGAACAAATAGATGATTTTATTAAGAAGTATTTTAATTTTCATCCAACCGAAAGTATGGACACTCAGTTTTTAACAAAATTGATAGACCTAAAACAGTTTTTTAAAAGTGTTTACAACTACGGATTTAAAGATGGCGAGAATGTTGGAATTACTATGACCGAAAGGAAATATAAAAAATGAACAACATAGACATTGCAGTATGGATTATGGCTGCCAGCTCAGTCATAGATACGATTTACACACTTTCGGAGATGATTCATGTCTAACTTAGTCGCATATTCAGAAATGGATCAAATGGCAGGGGCTATTGCTGCCTCAGGTCTATTTGGCATGAAGGACAAAAATAGCGTTCTCGCACTCATGGCTGTTGCTCAGGCAGAGGGTTTACACCCAGCCACAGCAGCACGGGATTTTCATATTATTCAAGGCAGACCAGCACTAAAAGCAGATGCAATGCTGGCACGCTTTCAAAATGCAGGTGGCAAAGTAGAATGGAAGGATTACACAGATGAGCGAGTTACAGGAGTTTTTTCACATCCCAACGGGGGTGAGCTTGCGGTTACATGGACTATCGAGCAAGCGCAGCGAATTGGTCTTGTCAAACCTGGGTCTGGATGGCAAAAGTTCCCCAGAGCGATGCTTAGAAGCCGTTGTATATCAGAAGGTATTAGATCAGTTTTCCCAGGCTCAGTTACAGGCTTCTACTCTCCCGAAGAAGTATCGGACTTTGACACCCCGCCCACAAACCCTAAAGTTTTAAAGGTTGAGGAAGTCAAACCAGTTGAGCTTGTAGATATGGCTGAGGATATTCCGCAGTTAGATAACGGAGAAATACCGCCTAACAAATTCAATATCGCTAAACATCACCTGTATGTGCCAAATCAAACTGAGCCGTATGCAACATACCTCACGATTGAGGACTGGCAAGAGGGCTTTGCAGAGCTAGTTAAGCGAATTTATGACTCACCTAAGCTAGATAACGCTGAGAAGATGCAAAAGCACAACGCATTGCGTGATGCAAACGAAACATTTATGAAAACTTGGACTGGAAAGCATACAGCCAAGCTACTTGAAACCATCGCCAAAATAAGGAGCAGATAATGGCATACACACACAATCCAGGGTTCGGATCTCTATTAACCAACTTTGACAAAAAGCATGACAAAGCGCCTGATATGACAGGTGTTCTCAAGCTAGAACGCTCTTACGAGGCAGGGGAAGAAGTCAAGATCTCCGCATGGAATAAGCCTAATCCAAAGGGCATGATTATCACGCTTAAAGAAAACAACTATAAGGGTGGTGAGCAAAAGCAGTATCCAGTAGAAACCAATATGTCTGGCGATGTGCCATTTTAAGGAGAGAATCATGAAAAAATTGATCTTGGCTGTATCTATTGTTTTATTAGCTACCACAGCTCACTCAGCCGTCAAATGCGTTCCTAGTGGTCCTGGCACTTGCTGTTGGGATACAGACCGTGATGGTCCTTGGAAGCCAATCGGGTGCTAGTCTTATCTTTGCCATTCCCGCCTTCTGTAAATTCGTATAGAACGGTTTACAGGGGCAGGATGTCACTTTCGCCAGCAGGTAGAAAGTTCAAGGAAGCAGTTTCCGATTATGTTGTTGAATATAGAGTTCCAAAATTAGGAGATAGTAAGTTGCGAATTTCAATGGTGTTGTTCCCACGGGATAAGCGAAAGATAGACATTGATAATCGCATCAAATCCGTTTTGGATGCCTTACAAGATGCTGGTGTTTTTAATGATGATTTCCAGGTAGATGAATTGACGATTGTGCGTGGAAAGACCATTAAAGGTGGCGGTATCAGGGTGTTAATCGAACAGATTGAAACCTCCGATAGTTCAGAATCGAGTCCCCCAGCGGACAGTTAGGTAAGGCTACGGTGGCAGCCTATCTGAACAGCCACCACTAACCTAACAGGAGAGAAACATGAAGATTATTGAAAGCCCTTTTTGGAAAACCTTACAACTTGAGATAAACAAGCGTAATGCGACTTACGAGATAGTTCGCATCACAGGCAAGGGTGTATATGTCCGTATCGTCAAAGATCGCCTATAAACCGTTTAATCAGGCTTTGCATGACAAATGCGATCCTGTATCTCGGTCTAAAGTGATTAACTGGCTAAAAACTGTGCATCATCTTGACGCTATTCCAAACCCGAACAAATACGCAGTTGATCTCATTGCGTTTGATCGCTTTGTGCCTAAATGGTATGTGGAGGTTGAAATGAGGCTATGGCAAGAGAACCAACACCATTGCCCCTATCCAACGATCCATGTGCCACTACGCAAGGAAAAGTTGTTTAAAAACGACCTACCTACCTATATGTGCGTAGTAAACCATTATCAAAAATGGGCTTACTGGATTGATACAGACAGAATCCTAGAAGCACCCGTGCTAGAGGTCAAAAACAGGGCTGTAGCGAAAGATGAATATTTCTTTGATGTGCCAACAGATAAATGGCGCTTATTTGAACTGGATGAACTATGGTAACGAAACAAGAATTGATTGATTTTGAAAAATCAGTAGCAAGTCATTGGGAAGCTGGAGATTTGCCTTATTTGATCCATCTGTCAGGTGGTAATGAGGACTTTTTAATAGATCACTTTACGGAGGATGTCAAACATGGCGATTGGATTTTTAGCACTCATCGGAATCACCATCATGCTTTACTTGCTGGAATACCCGCACACACCCTTATGGCACGCATCCTTGAAGGCAATTCTATGTTTGTGTTCAGCAGGAATTGTCATTTTTTCAGTTCAAGTATTCTTGCTGGTACTTGCGCTATAGCTGCTGGGGTTGCATACAGCCTAAAAGAATCTGGTAGCGATAATTGGGTTTATTGCTTTTTGGGTGATGGCGCTGAGGAGCAAGGTCACTTCTATGAAGCTGTGATGTGGGTAGAAGCCCAAGATTTGCCTTGTATGTTCATAATCGAGGACAACAATCGTAGTGTTGATACAACGCTTGTAGAACGAAATCCAAATAAATTCAAGTTTGAAATGCCAAGTTGTGTCATTCGCAACGAATACACCGCTACTTATCCTCATGCTGGTAACGGCACTAAGAAGCACATCGTATTTAAGGACATCAAATGAACAATGAACCAGTAGCGTGGAGGTATTGGGGGTTTAATATTATGAATGAACCAGCATGGGTTTATAGCGATGAATGGAATAAATATTACCCTTTAATGGGAGTTGAACCACTCTACACCACACCGCAACCCCATCCAGCAAAGACACTAACAGATGAGGAAATAATGGAATGTTGGGAAGAAAGAGACCAGTATGCCAACTCTGATTACCGATTTAATTTTGCTAGAGCAATACTAAGAAAGGCACAAGAGAAATGACTTATAAACAAGCCATTACAGATGCCAACACTAAGCTGGCAGAAGATCCTAAAAGACGGTTTATTGGCTATGGTTTGCAAAAAGGTCGTGCTTTGGGCACGCTTAAAAATGTGCCTGACAATCAGATCATTGAAATGCCTGTTGCAGAAAATTTGATGTTGGGAACGGCTATTGGCATGGCTTTGACAGGGCTAAAACCAGTCGTATTCATTGAAAGAATGGATTTTTTGATGAATTGCATGGATGCTCTAGTCAATCACCTAGACAAAATCAAGCAAATTAGCCAGGGTGAGTTTGATCCTAAGGTCATCATCCGCTGCATAGTCGGAAACAAAAATAAACCGCTATATACAGGCGCTACACACACTCAGGATTTCTCCATGGTGCTACGGGACATGATAGACATTCCTGTTTACCAGGTGCTTAATGAGAGTTTTGTCAAAAGCGCTTATGGGCTTGCAGACAGTCGTGAAAAATCAGGAATTATTGTCGAATACAAGGATTTAATGTGAAACATAACAAATACAGCGATTTTAAGATTTTCAATCACATTGAAAAGCTCAAATCGTTTCAATACGGCAAGATCACCCCTCCGATGTATGTCAGGGTCAAGCCGATCAATCTATGCAACCACGGGTGCTTCTTTTGCGTCTATAGCACGGGTTTTCGTGTAAAAGATGGTGGCGATGAGCAGCACATCATCTCAGGTATGCACGAAGATATGAAAGAGCAAGATGTCATGCCTTACGAGAAGATGCGTGAGCTTTTGCATGATTTTTGGCTAATGGGTGTCAAGGCTGTGACCTACTCTGGAGGCGGTGAGCCATTGATGTATCCAGAAATCGTCAAAACGATGCGAGAAACGCTTGATTACGGGATTGACCTATCTATCATCACTAACGGTCAAAACCTCGCCAAAGAGCGTGCAGAGGTCTTAGCGGAGGCTAAATGGGTGCGAGTTAGCATGGATTACACGACACCTGAGCAAATGAAGCGTTTTAGGAATGTGCCAGAAAACAGCTTTAAGGCAGTTATCCACAATATTGAGAAATTTGCACAAATCAAGAAAGAGTCATGTGACCTTGCTGTTAATTTTATTGTGCACCGCAACAATTACAAAAATTTGGGGGTGTTTACCCAATTATTAAAATCAGTTGGTGTGGAAAATGTGCGCTTTAGCCCTATGTATGTGCCTGATTTCTACAATTACCATGAATTGATAGCAAAGGAAGTCAATGAGCAATTACAGGCAATTCAAACGCTATGCGATGACCGCTTTAGTGTTAATTCCACTTACAACATTACTCCTGGGAGTAGTCATTCTAGTCAAAGAAGCTATAGAAGATGTTGGATCATGCAGACAGTACCCGTTGTCGGTGCGGACATGAATGTATATGCCTGTCATAACAAAGCCTACGATCACACAGGAAAGATTGGCTCTATAGCTAACCAGTCTTTCAAGCAGCTCTGGGAATCGCAGGAAACAAAAGAGTATTTTGAGAAGTTCAATGCGAAAACAACCTGCCTACATGAGTGCAGTAATGATCGCAAGAACATATTGATTAACGAAGTTTTAGACGCTAGTACCGATAACTTTATTTAAGGAAAAACCATGACAGAAGCAAAAAAACCTACCGTATTTATTGCCACTCCGATGTATGGAGGTCAATGTGCAGGATGGTACACACAATCTATTCTCAACCTAGTCAATGTGTTTAGTGGTGCTGGCATCAACACACAGTTTTCTTTCATGTTCAATGAAAGCCTGATTACCAGAGCTAGAAATGCCTTAGCTCATCAATTTCTCAAAACTGACGCTACTCACTTGATGTTTATTGACTCAGACATCCGTTTTAATCCAGCAGATATTGTGAAAATGCTTGAGGTTGACAAGGAAATCATCTGCGGTATCTATCCTAAGAAAGAGATCAACTGGTTTACCGTAAAACAAGCAATGGATAACGGTGTAGAAAAGGACAAGCTGCAATACTACACAGGTAGCTTTGTGGTGAACTTAGTGAACTACGCTGGTGAAGTTACCGTGCCTGTAAGTGAGCCTGTAGAAATCTTTAATGGTGGCACAGGCTTTATGTTGATTAAGCGTGAAGTATTTGAAACTCTTGCTGATAAAGTGCCTAGCTATACCAATGATGTAGGCGATTTATCTAATCAAATGAAGGAAAAAGAAGTCATTAAGGAGTTTTTTGCGACTTCGATTGAGCCTGATACGAATCGTTTGCTATCTGAGGACTATCATTTCTGTCGGATTTATCGTCTGGCGGGGGGAAAAGTTTGGGCAGCACCGTGGGCACACCTAGGACACATGGGCAGCTACTTGTTTGAGGGTGCACTTATTCCAGCACCTTAATCCTGAGCCATATACGCTCATGTAACCAGTAAAGTGCTATTTTGGTAAACAGTTCAACAAAAGCGATGCTAAAAGCTAAGTTTGCGTGTCCTGTGATAACCCAAGATAGCACGAAAGTATCTAAACTACCTGTAATGCGCCAAGATACAGCCTTTAGTAAGGACTTATAGTGTGAATCTACCGACATCCCCATCTCCTTCTAGCTGCTTTACCCCGTTCACCCTTCCAATTTTTAGAGCGAGCACAAAATGATTTATGCCGTGGTCCTGATTTTGTTGGTGCTTTTAGTTTGCTTCCTGTTGCTCGGTTGTATTTCTTTCTTCCTTTTGTGGTTAGTCCACCGCCTTGACTTACTGACAGCTTTTCGCCACGACCTACGGAAAGGTTAGGACCTCTTTTGCGCTCTGCCACTTTTCTTAGCCTTTCTCGCAGTTGATAACGATGCAGCTACGGCTTGTTTTTGCGGATAACCTTCACGCATCATCTTGCGGATGTTTTTTGAGATGGTTTTCTTAGAGCTTCCCTTAGCTAACGGCATTGCTTTCTCCTAAAAACAGCTCTTTCTCAGCCTCTCTGCGCTTTGCTAGACCTGCCAAATGTTTGCCAGCAGCCATATCCCACTTCAAGAACTCCTCGGCTGCGCCTTCTACATCACCAGCATTTAGCTTGCGTAACAAGGTGCTGTTATTGAGATTACCGCATCCGCAGTTAAAAGCAAAGTCCACTAGGGCATCAAACTCATCTTGAGTAATCTCAATTTTTACCCTTGCATTGACATCAGCAGCAGCTTTAGCCACATCCTGACGCAAAAATTCTTCTGCTTGCTCTTGGGTTATGACCAGTCCAGGAGATACATCAGGACCAGTATGACCATAGCCAATAGTCCAAGGATCGCCCCCACTACCAGGATCGGGGTAGGCAGTAAGTCTGCAACCTTCAAAATGTTCTGTAAGATGTAGTCCACTTTTTGAGTATTCCATTATTGAGTCCTAAGTGAGTTGTATTTAGCAATTACATCATTGCGTTCTAGTTCTGTATTGGCGCATTGCCTTGCAAATTCAGCAAGAACTTCTGCATCTGGTTCAAGTAGTCTGAGTCCTTTATTTGATATTGCAATAGAGGGATTTCCGTTTGCTTGTAAACTGGAGTTGTGCACCCCACGCAACATAGCAACAACCCCGTCATAACGAGTTTGCAGTTCATCTTTATCCTTTTGAGTTTCCTGTGAGATTTTGGCTTGATCTTCTACTACGGCTATTTCATGCTGGTGAGCCTCCTCATTCATCACAGCAATCTTGGCTTGCCAATGGTTATCAGTAACAACATATCCACCGTAAGCACCTATTAACAAAGCGCCAGCAACAAAATAAACGGTAGTGCTACCGCCTGTAAATAGGTTTAATAGCCAACTCATTCTTTAGGTTCTGGTTCTGCACCAGCAAGCTGTTTGCCAGCTACCGAAGCTGACCCCGCACCAGAAACAATTCCAAGGCTTGAGGCGATTTCCATGAGGCTAATGGTATGACCCATAGCAATCTGATATAAAGCTGCTCCTATGATGGCTGCAAAGCCTCCTAGCCATGCCCATTTTGCGATGTCATGGGTATGATTATCTTTGCCTGTCATCATGGTTCTAAAAATATGATTCATATCACTCCTAAAACAAATTTCAACCACAAAGTCACAATCAATGCAGCTATAAAGCACCACATTTGAACCCGTCTAATCTCTTTCAGATCGTGCTGAAATGCCTCGTTGTTCTTGCGCTCAAGGTTTTCAATATCCAGCTTGATCCTCAATACTGCTTCCCACTCCTTAGCCCCGTACTTCTTTACAAAGTCTATCTTCAACTTTGCCTCCTCATCGGAGATTTGCTTCTTTCGCTTCCATTCCTCAAGCGCTTTAACTAGCGCTCTTTCCTTCTTTATTTCAGCTTCCCGTTTCGCTCTAATGCGATCCCTAGCTTTTTGCTGGGCTACATCTAAGCCGTCTTGCTGTATTCCCTCAATGCTTCTAGTGAGAGATTTACTTGCGGATCTAGCTGAATTTAAACCTTCTTCTAAACTTTTTGCGCCAACGCTAAATCCGAATTCATCTGGCACGATTTCCTCATAAGCTAGGTTCTATCCCCTTATAGACCTTCACCTGGAGTGATGTAGCAAATAGCATTAGCACCATCACCAATAACGGCTGCATACACATTAGCTGTTGCACTCACTTGTGGACCAGTAATTACTTTATATGAATAAGGTGGAACAGGTATTACAAAGTCTGGAACGGTATCAGGCAATGCCACATTAAAACTGCTTGCGGTACTGATCTTGACATAGACATTATTAGTCTGGTCAGGATTAGATAAATAATATTGCTGGCATGGGCTAATAGCAGTCAAGGTAACAATATTGGATTGCGTATTAGCAGCTCCAGTTATTGCTACCCTAACAGTTTTGCCCATCTGTTGAAAGGCGATATTATTAGCCATTAGTAGATGTCCTTCCCACCTGCATTACCTGGCTTAGATGTAGGAGATTTCTTGGTTTGTGAACCATTACCAAAATCCCATACAGACACATAGCCAGAAGGCATTTTGCCTCTCATGCTGTTAATACCATCCATTGAGCCATCTCTAGGCAATGGTGGGCGAACAGCAGTAGATGTTTGTTGATTTTTTACTTGATCCCGTTTGTGAGGTTGACCGCCACTACTCCCTGGGGTTTTCGGTTTGAGGCTCATGTTTAATCCTTTCTTTGTTGACTATAAGATAGCTGAATATCACGAAAATGGCTAGGGTTGACACCCGTTCCCACATCGGAT